CCGCCACAAACGCCGACATGCCGCCGGGGTAAGTCCGCGCCAGTGCATGAATCGCACGGTTTTCACTGCTCATCAACCCCAAGTGCAACAGTTGCGCGCGCGTTAGCGTCGTACCCACCGATAAACGGCTGCCGGTGCCCTTCAAACGGTCAATTTCCGCTTCGGTAATCGTAATTTGCTCATTCATATCCAAATGCGCATCCAGCAACACCATTGCCGACATCAATTTAGAAATGGAAGCAATCGAACGCACGCTGCTCATATTCTTTTGATACAAAACTTGCCCCGTTTTCGCATTCATAATCAACGCAGATTGCGCTTTAAGCATAGGACCAGCCTGTGCCGCCTGATATTGAATCGTGTTGGTGTGAACAGCATTAACAGGCGCAGCATTAAAATTGACAGAAGGCTGCATATAAGCCGCCAGCGGATCATATTCCGCCGTTTGCAGAGGAACATTATTTTGAACTTGTTGCGTTGCGAATTTTTGTTCCAAAAATTGCCCCAAAACATCCTCATCATCAACCGCATAAGCATTACTCATCAAGCCCAAGCTCAATAATGACGTGATACAAATGGTTTTGCCAAATTTCAAAATTGCCATAAGATTTTGTATTCCAAAAGATTTAGTTGCAGTGAATTAAAAAGAAAAAAGGTGATGCGCCAACCAATAAACTTGCCGCGCGAAAATAGGAAGAGAATATATCATTATTTCGCAATGAGTTAAAGAGTTTTTTTGCAAATTTTGATGAGTATGTAAGTTCCAATAATGAACAGTTATGAACAGTTAGAGCCGCGCAGCCCATAAACTGCATTTTTCCCCAAACACACCAAACATCAACCAAGCGGGAATGCCACCCCCGCACCCCCGCAGCACCGAATAAAACAAAAATACCTCGCAAGGAGGTATTTTCATTTTATTAGGTGCCCAATTTTTGCGTTACTGATTCAACAGACCTATACCGCTGAAAAACCCCATTTTCCGCCCAATAGGTACACATCTCTTTGCTTGCGTAGACCTTTGTCCCCTGTTCGGTATAACAGTTACACGTTGATACTGATTTCACACACCCCGCCACTGTTTCCATGTTGACGGGATTGCGCAGATTATCATAAATCGGCGCGGTTTCAGGCAGCGACGGCACACGCGGCACATAATCCTTTACATCACCGCCCACAATCACTTTTTCAGGTTCAGAAGCCGCCAGAGCAGGCTTCTCAGCAAATTTCTCAAGCCCCGTTGTAACCACCCCAGAAGCCACCGATTGCGCAGGCGCAGAAGCCGCCACAGGCGTTTGTTGTACATCTTGACCTCCTAAATTCTGATACGACGATTTAGCCCAATACAAAGCCCCCAACACGACAAACGGCAGGATAACGAGCGCATACCAATACCACGACAGGGATTTTTTAAACTTGATGTGTTTTGACGAGCTTTTGTACAAATCAAAAACACGCTTGTCCGGTTTGTAAATCTCCGAATAAGCTTCTTGATGCGTCACTCGTGAAAACGATGTTTGCAGGTGATTCCACTCATACAGGCGCGAGCCGAGTTGCTTGCGCTCGACGTGGATGTGTTTACTGATTAACCCTTTGACAAAGGGGTCTAAATAAGCAGGGTTCTGAGTAATCAAAATCAACGTCAAACCGTAATGCCTCAATGTATTCAACCCCTCAACATGAACAGGCATCTTAGTGGACGCGGCGCGCGGCGGATAAATCTCCATCGCCTCATCCACAAAAATCACCGCCCCCTCAGGAAAGTTCTCATGAAGCGGTTTAGCCATAAAATCCTCAGGCGAGACATCAGCGATGGGCAAGACCTTTTTGTTGATATTAGGGATGTTCACGGCAAAAATAGGGCGCTTATTACCCTCAGCATCCTCAAACAGTTCAAACTTGTTATCCAACACCCACGTCAGAGCCATAGACGTTTTACCCGTTCCCATGTTACCCGTAATCAAGTAAATCATTTAGCCACCTTTTCAGACACCGACATGGACAGCGTAAAAGCACAGGCACTCAACAACACATTAACCGCTTCCCCGACACCCGCCATCAACAGGATTTGATAGCCGTCACCCAACCCCTGAATATTTGACAACATTGACTGAAACACCCGATTGATTAACACATTAACCCCCGCATAAGCCACACCGAATGCCCCCAAACCGAGCAGATATTTACCCAGCCTTTCAATCAACCAAATTCCAAAAGTTCTTAATAAACCAAGCAAAGCAGGCATCATTCACCCCTTGAACCTTTAACGATAATAAACAAAGCAGACAACCACGCAAAGCCGATTACTAGCGGACGCATGATGGCTGCCAAACGACACAACCATTCATAAGACAGCGCGAACGAGCCAAAAATCCCCACATTTACCGACACATCCGCAGGACACACACCACCCCCTGAAAAGTAATTTGTAACCTTGAATTTGGAAAAATCCTTACTGGGCTTCTCCTCTTTTACATCCTCATTCTTACCATCAAATTTTGCATTTTTGACAGAAATACACGCCAGAGCATCAGGATTTTTCGCGCAATATTCCGAAAACCCATCACCCTTACCCTTGCCATCCTCATTGCCCGAGCCATTGCCCATATTGTTGCCCGTTTGACCGCTGCCACCGTTACCATTGCCGCCATTTTTAGAGCCGCCACCGCTGCCCCCATGATTGGTTATATTAGTATTGTTATTTATGGTTGTATCGTTATTGGTAATGTTGTTTGTTATGTTGTTATTGGTAGTGTTGCCGCCATTGCCACCGCCCAAACCATTGTTGCCATCTGGCATAGGCACATTGGGAACAGGATGAGGCTTCATGGCATCAATCGCCGCCTTTTCCTTTGCCATACGTTCAATACTTTTTTGTCTAATCTCTTCCAACTCTTTCATTGATTTTTCAGCAGACTTAATCGCATCATCCGAACATTTTTGTGCATCAATGGTATTACGACCATAAACACGCAAACAATAAGCTAAAGAATTAGGCAAACTCTGTTGAATATTCTTTTCCGATTCAGCCAATTTCTTAAAAAATTCCGCCCATTTTTCGCCCCATTCACGAATAGCAGCTAAATACTCCGAATTAGAAGTTCCCGAATCACCGCTGCCGCTTCCTGAACCTGAACCACCGCTGCCGCCCGCATCATTACCCGAAGTTGCCCCCGAGCCACTGCCAGAACCACCACCCGAACCCTTATCAGGAGAAGCCGCGCCCGAGCCCTGCACCCCATTGCCCGAGCCCGACCCAGCACTACCCGAACCACCCGAGCCACTACCTGCACCCGCGCCACCACTCCCCGAACCCGAGCCACTACCCGCGCTACCACCTCCCAAACCCGAGCCACCACCCGTGCCACCGCCCGAACCCTTACCGTTACCATCGCCGCCAGAACCCTTACCGTTACCACTCACACCATCGCCTTTTTTATCCGTTTGAAAACCGCCACAACTACCATCAAGAGCAGTACACGGCTTTGGTTTAACATCAGACCCTTTCAAAACAGGCACGCCTTTTTGACAAACATAAGTATTGCCATTTTTTTTTGAAGTCCAGCTATAACCGTCAGACTGACCAGAACAAAGTGTAACTGTTACATTAGGCAAATTTCCCTCAGCATCCGCCCCACTCGTAGGAGGCGACACATCCGCCGCCATGGTACTCATTGGATGCAAAAAAAGCGTCATTACAGACGCAGCAAAAAGTACACGAACATTAAACATACCATCGCCCCTATTTCTCATTTCAAAGCCTCAAACAATCCGTAACAAATAAACAACGCCGCCATGCCCGCCAGTAAGTAATCGCCCGTCATAAGAAAGCAGCCCTTTTCGCGTAGGAGAACACAATCAAAATCACAGTAACCGCCAACATCTCTTTAAAAAACAGGTTAAAAAACTGCGCCGAAGTCATACAGTCAGGGAAAAACGCCGCCAACTGCCTATCCGTCATTTGGTTAAGAGCAGCCACAGCGTCAGAGCGAGCAGCAACGTCAGCAATTCGGCTAACGAAATCTCGTTTTGCGGAAACCACATCAGCGTAACAAACGCCATTCTGTAAATAAGCCATGATGATAAAAACTCAGGCAGCCTGAAAAGACTGCCCAAAAACGATTAGCCGCGAGAAGCTTTTTTACCGAAATTCAGCGCAACCAAGATGCCAATCAAGCCGAAAATTGCAGCACCCACGGCGAGAATTACAGGTTTACCCGCAGAAATCCCATCAACCAGCGGAGCAGGATCGATGGAATCAGCGGCGAAGCTAACAGCAGGCAGAGCTACCACAACAGCAGCCATGCCCAGTTTTTTGAGTTGGTTTTTCATGATAAAAGTCCTATGGAGGCAAACAAAGAACCGTTTTAAGCGAACCGCCCCCGAGAGTTCCCTCAAACGCTTTTTCCCCGCCCGCGCTTGCGCTGCGAGCACTCGCTTATATCGCGGGCGGGGAAAACGCTTTGCAGGAGCACCGACAGGCTTTCCCGCATAAAACTGAGGCGGTTTAAAAATCGGAGAATGTGGGTAAAAACCGCCAAAACCCTGAGCAAGGCGGTTATTTAAGAACCACGAAATTATTAAGGCGCAAAACGTTTTTACCCGTTTTGTAATCACGTTCCTGAGACAAATCAAACTCAGCAGCCACAGGCACACCCCCAGCATTAGAAACGATAGCATTTACAGCCTTGGCATCATTGGATGACTTGCCATAAACATACTCAACCCCCACAAGACCACCCAAACCATTGGAAAAAGCAACCGTAACAAGGCAGAAGTCAAAACCTTTCACACCCTCAGAAGCTTCACGAAATCTTGGAACAGCACCCAACAAATAACCACGTTCTTTCATAGTCAAAATTCCTTTAAAAATCAAAAATAAACAAAAATACACATACAAATCAAAGTTCTATAACTTCCCCCGTCATTGGGTTGTAACTCACTTTAAGCACGCCATTTACAGCCATCTCAAAGTAAAAAAACTCTTGCACGGCTTCATATTTATGAAGCTGAAAATCATCCCAAATTTTGTCTTTTGCCCGATAACACCAATTACACCCATACAGAGCAGCCATCACGTCGCTGTAATTTGTTTCGTTCATGCTTGCGAGCTTTTGCACTTCGCCCAGATAGCGCGCTGGCATGCGATGCGCGTACTTCGCCAAACGATAGCGAGCTATGTTTGTCTTGCACAAAATAAAATCTTGCAATGCCCGCCGCCACTCTTTCGCCGAATCAGAAGTCCACGCAAACACGCTTGAAGCCACCCGCCATTGCCACGATGATTTGCCACTGGTGGAGCGCACGAGACGAAAGCCCTTGTCTCTTGCTTCACGTTTCAAAATCCCTTTGGTTAGGTATTTCGCCAAATACCTTGCAATGCCTTTGCCGTTGTACACGGGGAGGATTTGAGAGCCGAACTTGTCGCCGAAGCCATATTTGGGAACAGCTTGACGGAACTGCGCCCACAGGGATTTGAGGTACTTATTCGCGCTGGCATAACGCTGTTTACGGTTTAGGCGTTTGTTTTTAACTTCCTCATGGTTAAAACACACCACCGCACCGCCACGCACTTCCGAAAAGATATTGCCCAAAAACGCCACCACGAAGTGAAAGTGAATCACGCCCGATTTATGCCGCTCGTAAACGCCGATGTAACCCTTTGAGACCTTACTCAGAAATCCCGTTCGGAAGCTGTTAAACCGCCGAGAAGCCTCATGCACACAATCGACTTTCTCGCTAAACGTCAAAGTCAAAAAACCGCAATTCTCAATACCGAAATAGTCCACAAAGGCTTGCACGTTGGCAGTAAAGGAATAGGCGGGTTTAGATGCTGAAACCGTCATACCTCAACACCCAAAAAACTGGTTTTGCTCATGTTCATTCCCCTAAAACATATTTTCTTAGAAAATAGATTTAGGCGTAATCATATAAACACAGTTTCTAAGATGTCAAGAAAATATTTACAGAGCTTCTAAGAAAAAATATATTTGTCTCGTTATTGAAACAATCAGAGGAGCAAAAGAATGCCAAGCAAGCACATACAAGAACCCACATGGGAAAAAGTTAAGGAGCAATTCATTCATGCCATCGTTACAACGAAAGCAGGCTTCAAAGAAACCGAAATTCTGAATTTGCTAATTCTCAAAGGAATTGAAAACATCACAGACGAGGATTACATCCGAGCAGCCAGTCAAAAACAAAAATAGGAGAAGCCAAAATGCGATTCAGGGAATACGGTGAAAACCGTAGAACAAGAGGAGCAAAACGCAAAAATTTAAGCACCCTAAAAACTATTTTTTCTGTTGCTGCTATTGCCTTGATTGGCATAGCAGGCACAAAAGCGATTAGATATTTCATAGGAGCACAAATCGCACAAAGCGGAGAACAAATAGGTAATCAATTCAAATACGCATTTCAAAACGCATATATACCAGCAGAAGAGCATCAAAAAACAGAAATACCCAGTACAAACACAACAAACGATAAATCAGCCAGACCCATCCTAAACTTAAACACTCCCGAATATCCAAAGCATTTACTGGACAAGGGATACACAGGATTTGTTACATTTCAAGCATACTACGGAGCAAACGGACAATTCATAAAAGCCAAACTCGTCAGCACGAGTGGACGCAGCGAATTTGACAACGCAGCACTAAAAGTCATTTCCCACAGCTTTCGCATGAATATTCTCAACCAGTCTGAAAGCGATTTATTTATTACTTGCGGATTCAACCATGGACTTTCTCAATGCAGTTACAAATAGGGCAGCCTGAAACCCCAAAACCGACACTCGTTTGAGTTGTTACATCTTAAACAAGGAAGAACGCAAGGCAGCCTATCGGCTGCCTTTTGCGTTCCGAGCAGCCCCAAACATCGCTAGAAATCTCTCACTATTTTGTCAGGCACACACACATTAAAATGCCAAAAGCAGGGGAGAAATCATGCAAGACATCAACAACTGGCTGGACATCATCAAGCGACAAAAAGGCTTCAAAAGCGACTATCAACTAGCAAAATATTGGCAAGTCAGCACATCCGTTATTTCTCAATACCGCAAAGGCAAGCTGCGATTGCCCATTGCGCGATGCTTGGAAATAGCGGAGCTAGGCTACTATCATCCTTTGGAAGTCATTTTGTCTTTGGAGTGGGCAAGAGCGAGAACAGAGCAGCGTGAATGGATTGAAAAAGTTTGGTGGCTGGCAACGATTGCCAATGAACCCGAGCGAATGTGCGCAAGGGCATTTAGCATAAAATATTACCGTTTTAAGAAATAAAAAAAGTTCCAATAATGTATATTATGTTAAATATTTGGTTTGGAAATTATCTTTACATTTTCCTTACGCAATTCTGTCCTTTTCAGGCTGCCTGAAACCTATCTTTTTGCAAGAAAATTGTGTAAAATCTAGGTACTTGGTAACAAATTGCGCCAATTCTTTTTTTCTGGCTGCAAACACAAACAAACCAAGTTCTCCGCGTTTTCTTTGTGTTCTCATTTTAACCACACCACTATTTAAGGACAGCCCGCATGACTGCGCTTCTTCTTTATGCTTTTATTTATCTTTCGTTTGCTGTGGGAGCGGTTTTAATCTCGCAAAAATTGGGCTTGGGCTCTGTGTTGGGCTACTTAATGGCGGGAATGTTAATAGGTCCTGTTTTACATTTTGTTGGCAAGGAAGCGGAATCTATTCAACATGTTGCAGAATTTGGTGTGGTAATGATGCTGTTTTTGGTGGGCTTGGAGCTTGCGCCAAAAATGTTGTGGCAACTGCGGCATAAATTGCTGGGGTTGGGTGGCTTGCAAGTGGTGCTGACGGTGGCGGCGATTACGGGCATTTCTATGGCTTTGGGCTATAAATGGCAAATTGGCGTGGCGGTGGGCTGTATTTTGGCGTTGTCGTCCACAGCGATTGTGTTGCAAACGTATAACGAAAAGCAGTTGATGCAAACGGCCGGTGGGCAAGCGGGCTTTGCGGTGTTGTTGTTTCAGGATGTGGCGGCGATTCCGATGCTGGCGTTGATGCCGCTTTTGGCGACTTCGGGCATTGCGAAAAAAGGGGAAGGCGGGCATACGGCTGGCAATTTGTTGGCGCATCAGCCCGGTTGGATTGTGGCGATTGTGAGCGTGGCGGCGATTTTGCTGATTGTGTTGGTGGTGCGTTATTTGCTGCCGTATATGTTTCGCATCATCATCAAAAGCCGTGTGCGCGAGATGTTTACGGTGTTTACCTTGCTTTTGGTGGTGGGCATTGCCACGCTGATGTCGCTGGTGGGCTTGTCGCCTGCGCTGGGGGCGTTTGTGGCGG